ATACGACCACCTTTCCCCATGTCGCCGTGCCGATAAATCACTCCGTCAATGACCAAGCTGGTATATCGAGGGTGTGCTTTCCATCCTTTGGTTTTCCAGATCGCCGCTGGACGCTGCATGTACTGATGGGGAATCCCTACTTCGTCGCACCACCTCCACGGCAGCACATCGTGGTTGCCAAGCAACCAGTCAGCCTTCGGAAATGCCTTGACGAGACTGGCAACCTGCTTGAGCGCTTTCTCTCGCTCGACCAGTGGGTCTTTGAGCGAGTGGTGTTTTTTGTGGAAATTAAGGGCCACGTTGTCAACGAGATCCCCGATGTGAACCACTCTCTCGCACTGCCATTGATGGTAGATCTCCTCTAGCCACTCTGGAAATTCCGGCAGCATTGCTGGGCAATGCGTGTCTGGTATTACTAGCACTCTACTCATCGTCGCTCTCCTTGCGAGTTAGGTTGATCCTTGCTGTTCCAGAAATTCGAGTGTCCATTTGACCGAGGACATCCTTCGATTGCCAACTCTTCGTGTCTTTAGCTTCACTCTTCCCCCTGGAGTAGAGACACCAAATAGATACCAGTTGCGAACCGTACTCCGAGGCACGTCGATGATGCCTCGTTTCCTAAGCTCCGTCCTGAGATCTGTTAGCGGCATAAGCGCCATCAGCTCAGGCGGAAGGTCTTTCGTCATCAAAAAACTTCTCCCCGTTACTGTGTATTTCCGTGCAATGCTGGCCGATCGCGCCAGATGAGTTTGATTGAAAGCTTTTCAAATGCACCATTCGTGCAGCCGAGGGGCTTTCCCAAACTCACGGAACGACAAAATGACCCAAGACGACCTGAGCGCAGACCAGCAAGAAGCCCTGGAACCTGCAAGCGAAGAGCTGGACGCTCAGGGCGAAACTCAAGCACAAGCAGGCGATGGCTCGCCCCCGTTGCCATCCCTGCAAGAGGGTGACGGTGGCACGGAGGCCACCGAAACCACATCTGCGTGGCAGCAGACTCTTCAGCGGGCGGGTTTTCAGACATTTGATGATGTCGACAATGCAGTAGAAGCTCTTGTTGAGTCAAATCGTCAGCGAGATAGCCAAGTCCAGCAGTACGCCGACCAAATACAATTCTACCAAGATCAGCTCAGATCTCGCGAGACACATCAGCCTGCAAGTAACGCTGCGCCTGAGCAGCCGACTGCAAAAGACCCTCTTTCGCAAATCGCCGACGACTGGAAAGACCCTTCGTGGGCAAGCCAGTACATCGAGGTCGACGACGAAGGCAATCGCATCATCGCAGACCACGTTGATGACGACACCCGAGAGCAGATACTTGGAATCGATAAGAACCTTCGTAAGTGGCAGGAAGTCCTGCAAGACCCGCGAGCATTCTCGGCTGCAATCGATCAGCGCGTGGAGTCGATGATCCAAGAGAGGTTCGAAAAAAGCTACGAGCAGAAACAAACTCAAGCACAAGAGTCTGCATCTATCGATAGCTTCGTGAATGAAAACGCCAACTGGCTCTACACAAAAGACCCAGCAACAGGCCAATACATGCAAAACCTTCGCGGCGAGTTTGTCTACTCAAACGAAGGCGAGCAGTTCGTTCAGCACATGAAGAATGTTGCTGCTGACGGAGTGAGTTCCGTCTCAAGTCAGATTCGATACGCACAAATGGCGATGGGTGTTGGACAGAGTGGAAGACTCACCTCTGCAAATCCCTCGCACCAGACGGCAACTGACATCGCTGCAAACCAGAGAAGCGCGATGCGGGGCCGAACCAATACAGCTCGCAGCAGGCAAACGAGTTTCAACGGAGTGTCTGCTGAAAGCGGTGGCGATCCAACGGGTCGCAGCCAGATGTCATTTGGAGAGGAAACACTCGCCGCGATGAAACTCGGCGAGTAATTTTTAACCGTCCACAACGTAAGGAGGCGATTCGATGCCGCAAAGTGGATTTCAGAACTTCGATCGGTTCGCATGGGCTCGAAGCCTTCACACAACGATGCCTAAACTTCTTCGTGAAGTTGAAAGCGCCGTCAAGAAAAACTACCAGATTATGGCTCTCATGGAGTCGGCTGGCAGAATCAGCACTGGTCATGGAGGCGAAGGCATCCAGTGGCCGGTTCGGTATAAGCTGCACAAAATTGCAGGCGCTACCGGAGAGAACTCAAGATCGTTCACTCCCAGCGCTCAATTCAAGACGGCAGCAATCGACTGGCGCGGATATGAAGTCACGGACAGTATTAAGCGCCGTGAGATGGAAAAAAATAAGGGCGAAGCTGCCATCATTAGAGTCCTCGACGGGTTCGCAGAGCGCCTTAAAGAGTCTTTGATGCACGAACTTGGCCCTCAGTTCTATGTTGATGGCGAAGACCCAGAGCAGCTCATGTTCTGGCACGGCTTCAAGACATTGAGCCGAACCGCTGGTCAGACCATGAACAACGACGGCAGTGGCGCGCGAAACCACAACACTGCCGATAAGGTTTTCATGCCATCGGCAACTTATGCCAACCTGAACTGCGCACTTGGCAGCTACGGCGGATCGCAGCACGATTCGGCTCTTCCGTGGCCGGAAGGCACCCAGGACAGCCAGTTCGACTTCTGGTCGCCACTGATTGTCCAGCGTGACAGCACTGCGTTTGGCAACGGAAGCAACCCCGGCGCTGACCTCGAAAAGGCGATTCGCTATGGCGTGACTCATGCCCAGCGTAACTCGACAATCGATGGTCAGATTACGAACGTGTTCATGGATCGCTCACTGTTCATTCAGTTGAAAGACCACAACGATGGTCGGCAGACGATCGAGGTTAAGCAGTCTCCAGACAGCTTGGTCTCTCTCGGATTCCGCAATGTGTTCAAGTTCGACGGAATTGAACTCAGCTTTGAGAACGCTGTTCCTTCTGGCTATGCCTTCGGCATCAATCTGGACTGCATTGAGCTTCTCTCCCTCACGGACAACCTCTTCGAGGATGAGGGTGGAGCGCAATACGACATCAACACCCAGTCGATGAATGCTGTTGTGTCGACCTTGAGTAACATCAAGTACAAGTCGCCTCGCAACTTTGTTGTCTGGAAGCCAAACAGCGAGCATACCTCGTAGCCCCCATAACCCTAGAAGTTAAGGAACTTCAATAATGTTAGACAGTATTGCAGACTTCGGGTTGGGTGAGACCATCCCAGGTCAGAACGACGACAACGTGGACATCAACACCGCACTGGACGGTCGAGAGTACACGTTCCCCGTGACGACTGACGTTGCTGACGCATCGAACATGTCAAAGCGGGTTGTTGGACGACGAGTGATCGCTCGCATCCTTCGCAACAAGACCGGATCGACCCTTGCCGCTGGCGACATTGTTGTCATCGACATCGATGGAGGTCACGCAGGTGTTGGCACTGCCGCAGCAAAGTCGTCTTCTGGCGATCGATGCTGCTTGGTTGTCGACCCAACCCTGGGTGCTTCGACCGTCGCAGATAACGACTTGTTTTATGCGATTGTGAAAGGACCGGCCAAGGTGCGTCAAGCATCAACCGCTGTGACCCTGACCGCTGGTGACGCTATCAAAGCAGCCGCAGGCGGCGTGGTCGCGGACGCTACTTTGGGAACAGACCACGGCCTGATCCTTGGAACCACTTTGGAGGCGAGCGCCTCCCCGGCAGACGACGGAGCCTTGGTCGATGTTGAGCTTGCGCCTGAGTGGGTCTGATGTAGGCTAAGTCCATCAGGAAGGCATTTTTAGCGGACGAGCCGCCAGTGGGTTCGTCCGCTATTTTTATGCAGTCAAATGGTAAAGAAACGCTCTCCTGCCGAAGATCCCATCGAAGCAGTCACGAACGCTGCTGGGGTGAAGTTCTGCACTCACTGCGGCATGCGGAAGAGCCTTGAAGAGTTCCATAAGGACGAGGCAAAGGAAGATGGTCACAGGGACGTTTGTAAAGCGTGCAGGTCAACGATCAATGAAAAGAGGAAACAGGACAGGCTTGATGCAAAGCTAGCGGAAATTGAAAGAGAAGGACTCGAAACTCTTGGAGGGCTTTCGAGTGGAGGCAGCTTCGATCCACATATCAATGAAGTGTTCGAAGCGATGATGCGTCCTTTTGGAGGCGTAAACGGGTGGGCAAAGCATCTATTCGCCACCTACTTGGCTTGTGACCCTGGCAGTCAAAAGCGAGTCAAGATACACGACATGATGATGCAGCTCGCAGGAAAGGTCACGAAGCTCGGGCTTGCAGAGCGCCAGTTGGACATGATGGAAGAGAAGGACTTGCTGCAAGTCATGCGGCAGCACTTGGTGGAATACCAAGAAAACAACGACCTTCCATCGACTGCACTGCCTACTCTTGAGGGCGATGTGGTTGACATGCAGGAGGGCATCGATGAATAGCCCTACCCGAGAGTCAGGGAAGAGTAGCTACTCAAAGAAGAAAGCTCTCCGCATAGCGAATGAAATCGCGAACCGCAGGATTGAAGCGCTGAACCTGTATGTGCCACAGCCCCTGCAAGACGCCTTTCATAAATCCCGCGCGACTGAGTGCATGCTGATGGGAGGAAACCGAGGAGGTAAGTCTCTTGCGGGATTCGTAGAGGACGCGCGCGCTGTACTGGGGAAAGACCCACACGGAAAGTATCCCGTGAAAGACGGCGTTCTCGGAATCGTCGCCTACAAGGCTTGGCACATCGGAAATGTTGTCTACCCATATCTGTTCAAGGCAGGCGCATTCAAGATGATTAGGGACACGGAGACTGGCTTATGGCGGGTCTACCGACCATGGGTTCCTCAAGACAAAGCAAGAGCAAGCGAAGCAAAGCCAGCGCCGCCACTCATTCCACCAAGGATGATCGATAGGATCGTTTGGCAGGATCGCGCAAAGAACATCTTCAGCAATGTCCACCTCAAGACTGGGTGGGAGATCAAGGCGTTTTCAAGCAGATCAAAGCCAGAGCAAGGCTTTTCGGCTGACCTGATTCATATTGACGAAGATATCTTAGACCCAAGCTGGTACGAAGAATCAGCGGGTCGCTTGATTGACAGGGCGGGAAGGCTAACTTGGTCTGCGCTCCCACACGACGAAAACGACTGTATAGCGAGATTCGCTGAGCGAGCCGACACGCAAAAAGAGTCGCACGATCGCGGTGGAAAGAAGCCCACAACTGTCGTCTATCAGATCTCGATGGAGAGCAACCCCTACCTGCCGGAAGAGGCAAAGGCCGCAGCGATCGCAGGCTGGAAGTCGATGGGGGATGATGTCTACAAGAAGCGTGCGCTTGGTCAGCTCGTTACCGACACGGTTCTTGTGTATCCAATGTGGACCCATGGGGTACATTCTGTCGACGGATACCCTGGGCAGCTCGGCGGCGAGCCAGATGAGTACCTTAAAGAGCGAAGAGTGCCAGTCCACTGGTGCAGAAGGCTTGCTGTTGACCCCGGCCACGACACCGGGGCGGCGATTCTCATTGCAACGCCACCCAGCGCGAACTGGCATCTCGTCTACGGCGAGATCTACATTCGCCAGTGTACTTCTAGGTTAATAGCAAAAGCCCTTCACGACGCGACAGCAGGGTTCTGGTTCCAGAACTTCATCATCGACGCTCACGGGGGAAATCTAACCTCGCTCGACACGGGAATCTCCCCAAGAGAAGCTTACGAGCGCGACATGCAAGAACTCGGCGTGTCCTGCATAGAGACAAGGCACAGATTCCTTGCAGGGTGCAGCGTCATCAGCTACCGAGAAGAGGTGATGAGGGGAATGCTGTCGACAGACGGGACGGGCGCACCTCAGATCCTTGTTGACTTCGAAGCCTGCCCAAATCTCGACCGAGAGATGCGGAGATTTCGCAAGAAGAAGGTCGGCGGGATGATTACCGACACCGGCAACCGAAGAACAAATACTCACGCTATTGAATGCCTGGAGTATCTCTCTGCATTCATAGCTGACGCAAGCGAGCCATACAAAAAACCAAAGGGCCGTCGCAGAGTGGAGACGCCTGGTCAGCGGCGCGTCAGGGCGTACAGAAGAAGGAAGCAGGAGCGGCAAGAAGCCATGAACCCGTTTGGCATTAGCCAGACAATCATTCTTGGACCCGAAGGAACTATCGATGGCTAAAAAAAGAGCAGCCGCTCGCGCGACAACAAAAGAAAAAGCACCTTCCGGCCAGCTTGATGAGCCAGAGACGCTGGTTCCGGCAGTGGATGAGCCAGCGAGCAAAGAAAGATGGGAGATGCCACGCCCCGTCAGGGGGCAGTCGATCATCTTTTATCGAAACTGCATGGTCTCACAAAGAAACTCTGAGATTGGCTTCGTCGCGATGGTCGGAGAAAGATCCATCTCTATCACCTACCAAAACCAAGGTGCAGACGACTGCTATCACATCGATGACCCAAGGCTTCTGGAGAATCAAGAAATCAGGAACCACATCGACGGTGTTTGGGAGTTCACGAAAGAAAAGCTAGAAATAGAAACTCGGTTTCGTGATCTGGAACAACGCATCAAAGACCTTGAAGGCTAGGACGCAAAATGGACGAATACGGAACTCCAGCAAAGCCAAGAAAGTACCCGCTTGAGCCGATCGTAGATCGCTGGAAGCGAGTGTTCTCCGCTGCAAGGAAAGACAGGAAGCGAAAGTTCGACGCATATGCGGACGAAGCGATGGCTTTCTACGACGGCCCCGCCAATCACATGTGGTCATCCATGCGAAGTAAAGGGGGAGGTCACGACGGTTTCCTCTCCCCAGACGTGCAGTTGCCTCAGTTTGAGATGTCGGTAAACCGACTGTTTGAAGCGGTCGCTATGTTTGGTCCTGTTTTGTATCACCAAAACCCAATCATTGCTGTCACGCCACGAGAAAACCCAGAGGTCTCCATTGAGACATTTTACGCTGGGAACATCGAAGCCATGCAGATCTTGGAAATGGGCCAAGCCATACAGCAGGGCATTGTCGACGACCCTGGGCTTGTCGCTACCTATCAGCAGTTAGTGCAGAACTACCAGCAGTCTATTAACGTCGACGAGAAGGCAAGCGCCATCGATCGCGACCATGCTCATATACTGGAAAGGATCTCAAACTACATCCAGCAAGAAGGGAGCAAGCAAGACGAAGCGCGCCTTGCGATCACCGAAGCGATCATCACTGGCCTTGGCCTGATGGAAGTCAAGGTTGAGCAGCCGCCAGGAGGAGGGCCGAAGATCGCAAGGAGCAGATACAGATCGAACAAGGATCTACTTGTTGATCCAGACGCCAAGTACTGGAGAGACTGCACTTGGATCGCTTTACGGAGCTGCGAGCCAGTCAATCTAGTCGAAGAGAAATTCAACCTCCCAAAGGGGTCATTGAAAGGCAAATACGCAAGGCTTTCCGCAGCGGACAACTCTCGGAACCGCAAGCGCAACGGCGATGGCTCGTATGCTGGAACAACGCATGATTTGGTTGAGTACTGGGAGGTCTACTCCAAGAACGGAGCTGGTCAAAATATCAAGCTCAACGAAAAAGACAGGAGAGTGAATGGACTGGATGAGCTGGGCGATTTTGTCTACCTCGCAATCTGCGAGCAATGCAAGTACCCGCTAAATCTTTCGCCGGAAGTTCTTGAGACAGGAGACCGCGACCTAATCCTTGAGCAAACTTCATGGTCTGTCCCTTACTGGGATGACTACATGAGCGACGGAGGTTGGCCCATCTGCCGCCTGTCGTTCTACAACAAGCCAGGAGAGATCTGGCCGATCTCGATGATTAAGCCGTGCATCGGGTTACTGAAGTTTGTCAACTGGTGCATGTCTTTCATTGCTGACAAGGTTGCCGCCGGGAGCAAGACCTATGTTGGCGTGATGAAGGAAGCAGGCGAGAACATTCGCTCGCAACTGACAAGCGGGAAAGGCCCATTCTCGGTCATCGACATAGAGAGGATTAGCGGCAAGAGCATCAACGATTCGATCAGCTTCTTGCAGTCTCCAAATTTCTCGATAGATATTTGGACGATGGTTCAGCAGACAAACGCCCAAATCGACAAATCTCTCGGACTGACGGAATTGATGTACGGGCAGTCATCAAGGCAGATGAGGTCTGCGGCGGAAGCTCAGTATCGCCAGCAGAACATCAACGTCAGGCCAGACGACATGGCATCGCGAGTGGAGGACTGGCTGAGCCTCTCGGCGACCAGGGAGATTCAAGCGATGAGGTTCTTGGCAGAGTTTGATGACGTGCAACCTGTTGTGGGGAACACAGCAGCAAGGGTCTTTGCAGAACAAATCCTCACTGATGATGTTTCCAGAATCACTAGAGACTTTCGCTACAGGGTCGAAGCAGGCACAGCCCGCAAGCCAAACAAAGACACGATCATATCCCAGCTAACTGACGTAGGTCAGTACATCCTGCCTGTGATTCAGCAAGCAATGATGAGCGGAGTGACTGGTCCGTACAACGCCTACATGGATGCGCTTGGTCGCGCGATGGATATCGAAATTGACCAATTCTTAATGGGCGATGCAGAGCAGCAAATGCTGATACAGATGAATGCGCCCCCGGCACAGCCTCCACCACAAGAGGATCAGCAGCAGTGATGAATCCCGAACATGTACTAAGGATCGAACGAGATATGGATGCGTCTGGCAACAGACGCACTTACGACAGACTGGTCAAAGAGGGCAATAGCCCGAATATGGCAGCGATGCTCGCTTCTATGAAAGCTCCCGGCACTTGGAACACAGGCAAGGAGTTCTCCAAGAAAGAAAACGAGCGCATGCGCGGTCTTGATGACCAGCAGCGAGAGGACATCGTTGACATCGCCAAGAAGTCTGGGATTAACACTCACGGCAAGACCTACAACGGGCAGCTTGGAAAGTACAACGATCCACTTGCCTGGGTGTCAGACACCACTGATGTAAAGTTCGCTGCTGTTAAGAAGGAAATGGACATCGATGGGATGGTCAAGGTCAACGCATACCGAGGGCCGAAAAAGAAAAAGCGACTAGCGGGCGACATTGTGGACCGGCTTGAAAAGCAAAGCAGGGCAAGAGATCCAAAGCTCGACGAAAAATGCAGAAAGAGCGATAATGCGAGAAGGAATCTTAGAACAAAGCTCGTCAACAAACACAGCAAAAAGAAGGACTGAAACTGTGATGGAATATCACATGATGAGCAAGACGCGAAGAACAGACGTTCGCTCGGCAGCAAGACTTGTCTACTTGTCAACTGCGCGGAGATTCATGAAGCCCGCGCTTTACAAGCCGGAAATTCTAAGGATCTCGGTAGCGGAGACTCGGCATGTATTGATCGAGAGCAAGGGCTACAAATCCCTGATCGGGAGCATCCTGCTAGCTATCGCCATGAAGATGGTGACAAAGTTGGTGATGAAGTGGCTAGACGAAAATCTATTTAGTCTTGAGGCTGTTCCGCCTCACTACACCGAAGGAGAGGCGGGCTATGTTGCGCGAAAATAAAAGCTTTCAGTTTTTGGTTGGGTGCTTCACCCTTTTCCTTGTTTACAAGCTTTACGCGATTGGAGCGTTCGATTGGTTTTTCAGCGAGGAAACGGAGGGGTACGAAAGTGTTCCATTGGTGACACTATTTATCACTGCGGCAGTGAGCGCAGTCCAGATGGTGGGTCTTGTTGCAATCATGATTGTCGGGGGACTCGCCCCAACAGCGGAAAGAGCAGTCGATTACCTCCGTGCAAAGATGCCGAAGCTGAATCTTGTCGCAACAAAGATCGAAGATCAGGTTGACACCGAGAAGCTCACGTCAGCCCTCAATAACATCGACGAACGAATCCGCTCAATCGAACTCAAGATCGGAGACAAGCCGTGATTGAGATCACCACTACTCTCCCACCCAAGGAAAAGGCCAGCTCCAAACCAAGCGTCAATTGGCTGCTCGCGATTGCTTTGGTCTGGGTGGTGTACGACACGTCCTACTGGGAGAAGTTTGTCCCTGCTGTTGTTGTTCCTTCTGAACCGTCAGCGCAAGTGTTATTCATCACCGACGAAAGCATGACACCGGGGCAAGGGCAAGCGAGTGTCAGCATGAGGGTCGATGAGTTCTGTGAGCAAAACGGACTTGAGCGAAGGAGACTTGAGGTTGGTCAGGACACTTCTGGCGCGGAGTCATGGCTACAAGAGATGGCAGAGATCGGATACGGGCAGTCGCCATCAGTAGTGTTTAGATCTCAGGCCGGTCGCCTTGATTGCATCCCGATGCCCGGCAGTGTCGATGATGCGATTGAAGAGATAAGGAGCAGGCTATGATTGACATTAGCTGGGACGCAAACACCGATAGGATCTGCGGATACAAAGATCGCGACTGGGATCTCTTTCCTGAGTATTCATCGCATGAGCAGTACACAGGCAAGATCTACCCGCGAAAAGACTGGGTAGAGCTGATCGAGTTGCAGAAGAAAAACAAGACAAGGCCAATCGACATCCATAAAGGCAACAGCGTCCCAATCTTGAATCAGGGTCGCTACGGCTATTGCTGGATGTATGGCACTGTCGGTTGCATCCTTAACCGATACGCTGCTCAAGGGATTGATCCGGTTCCAAACCTGAACGCACACGCGACAGCAGCGATGGGCAAGCGTTATCGCAATCAAGGTGGTTTTGGGGTCGAGGCAACAAGATACCTGCAAGAAAGGGGATGCCCCACTTTCGATGTCTGGCCTGAGTTCAGCAACAACCGCTTACTAGAGTCAGATCCCAAAGTGCTAGAGAGTTGCAAGAAGCACAAGCTAGTCACCTTTGAGGAAATGCCTCGCGACAACTTCGATGCTGTGATGTCCTGCCTGATTGACCCCGTTGACCCTTCGCCATGCACTTTGGCGTTCAACTGGTGGAGGCATCTTGTCGCTGGTTTATGCGGCTTGTACCGAGGCAGCGGCAGGAGCATAGAGTGGGGGCTTGGTTTCGCAAATAGCTGGGACCGGAGCTGGGGCGACGACGGGTATGGGGAAGTCTGGAACTCCAAAGCCAAGCCATTTGAGTCAGTAGTCGTTCGATCTGTCAAAGCAGTAAAGGAACATTGAAATGAACCTGTCCAAGTTAGCTGATGCCTGCCTGTACTTCATGGCGGGCGCGGTCGTGTTTGCGATTGTCGCTGCATTCGCTGGCGAAATGCCAAGCGGTGCGGCAGCAAAGCAATCGAAAGTCCATTACGCAATCGCCGCGCAGCCCGTGCAACTTACTGAAGACGCTCCCGAAGTACCGGCTGAGCCGATCATCTTGTCGTCAACGGAATCCGCAGAGGCTTTTCTTGCCCAAGCAGCCGTTGCCGTGCCAGACGAACCCATTGCTTGCGTTGACGGATCTTGCGAAGTCGTTGAGCGTCAGCCAGTACGAGCAGTCGCCAGCGGAGTCTGCGGCGTTGCAAGCAGCATCACCACCTCGCAGCCAGTCCGCACGATCTTTCGTCAGGCTCGCACATGCAGTCGCCCCGCTCGCCGTGGAATCCTCTTTCGTTGGAGACGCCGGTAATGTCTACGCCAGACCCAACGACAATAGGAATGCTTGTCACAGCAGTGGGCGGCATGAGTGGAGTAATCGGCATCTTGTGGAAACAAGTGCAGGGTCACTTCGACGACATCGAGGCCAAACTTAATTTGGCGGAAAAGCGATACTTAGATTGCGAGGAGGATCGCCTCCGCATCTGGAAGAGCATCGCAGAGCAAACGGGAAAAGACGTTAAGGAACTCAAGGGCGAAAATAAATGATCGACTACATCACGCAGGTCAAGCCGCTCGAAGACCTAGAGATGTCCGATGCCGAGATTGCTGCTTTGCTTGCAGCGAGTACAGCATCCGATATTCCGGTGGGTGAATTGGAAAACTATCTGACGTTCCAAGCACTTGCGACTCGCAATCCGATTACTGGATCGTGGGAAGGTCCGTTGATTGACGAGATCACTGGCAACGTCTACGGACTTGGGCCGGGACTTTCTGCGCTATTCAGCCATGTCAACAAACCTCGATCAACAGTCATTGATACCACTGTTTCACCGTGGGCATCGGATGCAGCAGCATTGACCGCTGGCTTGGTCGCAGCGGGATTGCTTACTGCCCAGCAGCAATCTGACTTTTATGCTCTTGGTGGCGGGCTACCGAATGCCGGTCTAACCGAAGCAGATGTCACTCAGTCGCGGGTCGATTGGGAAGCAGCAGAGGCGGCGAGACAAGCCGAGGAAGAAGCACGGCAAGCCGAAGAAGCAGCACGGCAGGCACATGCAGAATGGGTAAATGGGTATTGGACGCAGCACAACGCAACCGTTGCACCAGTCCTCGACGCTGGAACGGTTGACGATGCCGCACTGGTCGCAGCACTCAGATCGTTGGCCGACTCGATTGAGGGTGCGTAACCTATGGCAACGAGCTACTACTATGTTGATCCGGTCAACGGGTCTGATGCCAACGCAGGAACAAGCGATGCTACAGCATGGCAGACGCTTAGTTATGCCGACGCAACCGCACCCAACGGCAGTTCTTCTACTATCGTTCAGATAAATCTAAAAAGCACCGCCGACCATGTGTTGACGGCGAGTCATATTTTTGGAGGTGGCGGAAGCAATGGTATCACCATGCTGCGGGGGTACGACTCTGTTGCGAATGACGGAGGAATCGCAACTATTGATTGCGACCAAGCCTACGGCATAACCGGAAATACATGGTTCGC